ATTCAACTGATTTATTAAAAGCGAATCCTGAAAATCCAAGGATCCTTTCAGCCGATAAGTTCGATAAGTTAAAACAATCGATCATCGATTTTCCAGAAATGTTGGAAATGAGACCAATCGTCATTGATGAAAGTAATATGGTGCTCGGAGGTAATATGAGACTTCGGGCCTGTATCGAATTAGGGTTAAAAGAAATTCCTGTTATAAAACGAATTGATTTAACTGAAAACCAAAAAGCTGAGTTCATAATAAAAGACAACGTTTCTTTTGGTTTATGGGATTGGGATATATTGAACAATGAATGGAGCGACCTCCCGCTAAGTGAATGGGGGCTAGATACGTTTAGCATCGACACTGAGGAACCCGATCTAGATTTTGACAGACAAACTAAGGAACCAAAAGAAGACCCGGTACACGTCAGCGATACCCGTTTATTGGAATGTCACTTTCAAATAGCGAAAAAAGGAATGACGCCTCAAGAATTTATAGATTGGTTTCGAATGACTGAATAATAATTAAACACCCCAAATTATGACAAACAATCAAATCAAAAAGAAAGCACTTGCAATTTTATCGCAATCACAACCAACAATCGAGCAATGGTTATGGTTTAAAAAAACTGTGCAAATGTTCGAAAACACCTCTGAAGAATATCCACAATGGATTAAACAAAAATTAGACTGATGTACAACAATTTTGAAGTAAAAAACACAGACAAGAAGAACCACAAAGAAGTCTTCATAAATGGAGCTAGCTTAGGAACGTTTGAGCGTTCAGATCTCAGACATTTGATAGAAGTGCTTGACAATGCTATAAACGTCGAACTAAAGTCGTCTAAAATCAAAAACTGACCTAGAGTAGAGAACGATGAAAAAGATAATATGTTACTTATTACACAAAAAGTATTGGAATAAGAAAAGATTTTTAGGATACTTCGACCACAATACTAATGTTAATTGTACTAAATGCAAGTGCAAATTTACGTTTAGCTAATGACACCAAAAGAAATGGCAGAAAGAATAGTTAATATGTTTGGAGATATTACTATTGCTGAAGAATATATAATTTTATGGCAAGATGAATATACATCTGAAAAAGATAAATTATTTAGATTAGAAGTAAAAAAAGAAATAGAAAATTATGACATCAGAAACAATTAAAGAACAAGCCGAACTATTAGGTATAAACGTTTTTATCAACTTTAAGCGAGATGAAACGCTTAAACTTCTTGAAGAAATAATGACTAAAGTAAAAGAAGCAAATGAAGAAGTTGAAAATGGAATATATGACCCAATGCTTGAATGTGCAAAATACATACTAAATAATTACAAGATTGAACGTAGGTAGTTTTATACCCGATAAGGTATAATATATGATACATTAACCTATATTATACCCGATAAGGTATAATAACTCACTCATAAATTACACACAAGAAGTAAAACAAGAAATAGAAAAGCTATGAAAATAAAAAGAAAATGTCAAACTTTTACAGAATGGATGTTTTACATCAAAAGCAATTATTATTCAAATATAGACTTAAATGAAATCAATGGAAAAAAATGAAAAATATTACAAATTAATACTGATAGCGCTGTTTGTATCGCTGTGCTTTGTTTTATTCGGTTGCGAACCAGATGAATCAATCTGCGAATGCGAAACACGAGTAGACGGGATCACAACTGAAATAGTAGCAAACGATGATTGCACAATAAGCTACAGTTATTACGTTACATCGTTAGGAACAGTTATAGAATTCGAATGTAGCGAATTATGAAAGTAACAATATCAAACGATTGCCGTTAATTAGTTGATGCCACTGAACAAAACTACGCTGCACAAAAAGGCCTTTATGGAAGCTCTCGAAGCTTCGTTAGGTATTGTAACGACCGCCTGTAAAGCGATTGGGGTATCTCGAAGCGCTTATTATAAATGGTGCGCTAAGGATCCTGAGTTTAAAAAAGAAGCTGAATCGATTCAAGACGTCGCGTTAGATTTTGCTGAATCTTCTTTATTCAAACAGATCAAAAAAGGAGTACCTGCATCAACGATTTTTTATCTTAAAACAAAAGGCAAGAAACGTGGTTACATTGAGCGAACTGAAACTCATTTGACTGAATTTAAAGAACAACCCCTCTTCGATGTTCCGACGGACGACAGCAATCGATAAGATACTTGAGTTACCGTATCGTAAGAAAATCATTCAAGGCGGTACGTGGGCAGGTAAAACTTATTCGATTATTCCAATTGAAATTTCCCACGCAGCCAAAACTCCAAACACCTTAATATCTTTTGTCGCTGAATCAATTCCAGCGGTACGTGCCGGTGCGGCTAAAGTTTTTAAAGAGATAATGCAGGAGACAGGAAGATGGGTCGAGGATCGTTGGATAGGGAACCCGATGGAATATAAATTTGCAAACGGGTCAATCATTGAATTTAGAGCTTACGATACTGTAGGTAAAGCGAAAGCAGCCGGTAAACGTGACCGCCTATTTTTGAATGAAGCAAACCACATTCCTTTTGCAATCGCAGACGCGTTAATTACTCGGTCAACTTACGTCACTTTAGATTTTAATCCAGACAATGAATTTTGGGCTCACACAGAATTTGTAAATGATTCTTCTGCAGGATCATTGATTTTGACTTATTTGGATAATGAAGCCTGCACACCAGAAATCCTATTCGATTTGGATTTGAAAATGAAGAAGGCATTTTATGACATCAATGGCGATTGGAACGACGAATCAAATATTAAGAATGCCTTTTGGGCGAATTGGTGTCGCGTTTATATCAAAGGAGAAATAGGAAATATTGAAGGAGCGATATTAAATAATTGGGCTGAAATCGATGCAGTACCTCCTGAAGCTAGATTATTGGGATATGGATTGGATTTTGGTTATACAAACGATCCTTCAACTATCATTGAAGTCTACAAATGGAACGACAAACGGATATTGAATCAATTGGTATATCAAACGGGTTTATCTAACCGTCAATTGTCGAAATTCATTACAACAAAATTACCGGTTTATTGCGACAGCGCTGAACCTAAATCGATTGCTGAGTTATGCATGTTTGGAATTAATGCTGTAGGAGCGAAAAAAGGACCTGATTCAATTCGTCACGGTTTAGCTTTAATGCAAGATGAAAACTACCTTGTCACAAGGCATTCGACAGAAACGATTATTGAATTAAGGAAATACATTTGGAAAAAGGATAAAAACACGGGCAAGAATTTGAATATTCCTATAGATAATTGGAATCATGCTATTGACGGAATCCGATATCATGAATCGACAGTTTTAGCTCCACCTGAACAGGTAGAAGTTTGGTGATATTAATTGGCTTGCAAGTCACAAAATGCTTTAAAAAACATTAATTAGTTATGAAAGTTGTAGTACCAGAAAATCAGAATGAAGTCACGATTAGACAACACCAACAATGGGAGAAAGTTATCGCAGGTTTGTCGGCTGAAGAAATCGAATCGCGTCACGATCTAAAATTAGAGAAGATCGCGGTGTTTACTACATTGTCTCGCGAACAAGCAACGCTTCTAACGGCAGAGGATGTGGATTCGATGAATGAACTAATAAACGAGGGATTGAATCGCCCAGGCGTTTTCAAGGATCGTTTCAAATTCAACGGGATCGAATATGGATTTCACCCGAATTTAGACAAAATGGCTTCGAGTGAATACATTAATTTAGTCGAATATCAATTCAACGCAGAAACGTTACATCGATCTGCAGCTATATTATTTCGCCCGATTACAAAAGAACTTTTAGGTACGTATCAAATAGAAAAATATAATGGTACAGACGAACATTGCGAAACGATGCGAGACTTACCCTTGTCAATCATGAATGGCGCTGTTCTTTTTTTTTCGAATTTAACGAAAGAATTAAGCGATTGTATCCAAACATATTTGGCAAAGGTACCGATGAAGGAAGTATAGCAGAACAATTTTTTGACAAATGGGGATGGTACGCAACTGTATATCAACTTGCGGGTAAGAATTTATTGAATATGGAAGCAGTGTTCAATACGAATATACATGAATTGCTTACTTTCGAGGATCATCGAAAAGATCGAGATCAATTAGAATCCTTTTTGCGTGAAGAAGCTGAAGATGCAGCTGCAGGAGTAAATAAAACAAAATTATAAATGAATCAATATTCTCAAATCATTCGACACATCAAAGCGCTCGCTGAAGCAGATGATTATATTTCTACAGTTACAAATAAAGGAGTTGATGAGACGGACGAATATGTTTCAACGTTATTTCCTTTGTTCGATGTCGAAATAACCGGAGCGACATACGAGTCTCAAAGCACTAAAACTTTCAGTGTAACTATGTCTTGTTTATCTATTCGCGATTTCAATCCGAATGGTAACGGAAAAAAGTTTTACCAAAACGACAACGAGATAGATAATTTGAATGAAACAGAGGCCTGTTTGAATCGCATTTGGTTAATCATGAATCGCGATTATAGTGAAGCTAATATTGTTGCATCAGATAGCCCGTCGTTGGATATGTTGATGGATGAAAAAGAACATATTTTAGATGGTTGGTCAATAAATTTTGACGTGACAATTCCTAACACTACAATCAGATTATGCTAACGAATGTAGAGAAATCGCTTTACACTTTTAAGAATCGCGTTCAAAAGAATGCTCGTCGAAATATTAAAAAGAAATCTTCGTCTAGCAAACTACAGCAATCGATTAAAGGTAAGGTGATTAAGACGCGTGAAGGATATGAAATTCCTTTTGAGATGGCAGATTATGCCATGTATGTAGATCAGGGTGTAAAGGGAAAAGGCGGAACGAAAGCTGACGGATCCAAATGGAAGCGAAAACGAGTAACAACGAAAAGTTATAAGTACAAAAATAAACAACCGCCTATTAAAGCATTTGAACAATGGGCAAAGAAAAATATACCGAACCCACGCGATTCAAAAGGTAGATTTATAACGCGAAGATCTTTAACTTTTGCTTTATCAAAACACGTCTACCATACAGGTTTAAAAACGACATTGTTTTTTACGCGACCTTGGGAACGACAATTGAAAATATTAGAAAACGATTTAGGCGACAGTTTTGCCAAAGATATATTAGATGCTATATGATACGAACAATTTCCAATTATAATTACACCACGCCGTTCCTATCACCTTTAACCGGTGAGGTATGCACATCTTACACGATGAAGCTTTATATTTGGGAAGGATTGATTTCAGCCGTACCGGGTACGGAAACATATTCTGAAACTATTAAGAATTCGACTGCATCGTCAGGCGATTCAGTAATACCTTTGAATGCTTACCTCAACGACTATATCTCGTTGAATCATACACCTCAGAACAATACTGTTTTAACTGATTCTGATCGGGGTATTTGGTTTTTAGTTACTGTTGAATATGCGACAGCAGATCCTTCAGATACAGGTGTGCTTTATTCTTCAGCAGTTACATTTGCAGGGCAAGGATATTCTTACGGATATGAAACTGAAAATTTGACTGACGTTCCAGGATATATTGCATTAGACGGACGTGAATTTAAAGTGTCACGATCCTCGAATTTTATTGTGCCGATTTATTGCCCAAATGAAGATTTAGAAAAGTTGAGTATTTATTCGTATCCAAACAATGAAATTTCTGCGAACATCACCAAAACGATTACCACGGATTCTAGCGGTATTATTCAGCTGTTGAATGTAGATTGTTCACAAACTTCAGAAGATGCAACCATCGAAATTCTATATGGCGATGGGGGTGAAACTTTAATCGAATTAGAGATTGTAGATGAGCAGAGATATACGCCTGTAGAAATTATTTTTGTCAATCGATATGGGCAGGATCAATCAATTACTTTTTTCAAAGAACGAAATAATAAAGTTGGTATAGAAAATGAATCGTACAAAAATAGAGGTGACGCGTCGAATGTAGGTAAGCATCAGACGTTAATTTATAATCCAAACGGATCGCAATCTTTCAAAGTCACTTCGGGCTGGGTGCCTGAATCATACAACGAAACTTTGCAACAATTACTTTTGTCAAAAAGATGTTGGGAACGAATCGGTGATACTATTTTACCGCTCGAATGTAAAACAACCTCGTTGAACTTTTTAACTCAAACGAATAACGATCTGATACAATACAGTTTAGATTTCGAATATGCTTTTGACTTAATAAATACTAAATAAATGTTTGGAGAAATTTACATTCAAAACCAAAAAGTAGATACATATCCTTTTCAGAATATTTCTGTAATCGAGTCTGTGGTTGATATCAAGGACATTTCTAAAAACACAAATGCTTTTACACGATCCTTCACTGTACCGGCTACACCTACAAACAATATTTTATTTAGGCATTGGTATAATGCTAATATCGATAATTCCTTTGATGCACGTACAAAACAAGCTGGACACATTTCATGGAAAGGGAAAGAATTTAAAGTCGGTACATTTCGATTGCAAAAAGCAAACATAAAAAAAGGAAGGATCGTTTCTTATACGATTAATTTCTTTGGTCGTTTGTCATCAATTAACAAAGAAGTTAAAGGTGATGAATTATCTGTGTTAGATTTCACTACATTGAATCATTCCTACAGCCCGGCTAACGTATTAGCAGGCCTCACTAACGGCATTACTGCAGATCGCGACGTAATTTATACAGCCTTAATGAAGAAACAGCTGTACGTCAATCCTGACCCGTCAGATAATACTGTAACCGATACATTGGTAAACGTTTCTTTTGACGGTGGCGCGAATGCAGGGCTACAATGGCTTGATTTATTGCCTTCAATTCGTTTAATAAAGATCATTGAGGCGATAGAAGCTTATTATGGGTTCACCTTTTCGCGTGATTTCTTCGGACATCAAGAATTTAGTACCGCTTATTTGTGGTGCAACAATTCAGTAGAACGCAATCAAACAGGCACGGAAGGAATAATCGATTGGGATTCAAAAAACGGCAACGATGTTTGGATGAATTTAACTACAAATGTCGGATCTTATACAGTAAATTCTGGTACAGGAGAACGTTTTCGACTTGGTTTACGCGTAACTGCAGAACCCGGATACGAAACTGTACCTTTCACTGTTCGCTTTTACATCAATGACGAATTAGATGAGGTGCATGAAGGAACGAATGATTGGAATAATTACTCTGCCTTGCGTGTTTTACAAGGTGACGGGTCAAACGATAACTTTAATTATCAAGTTTATTTTACAGTATCGTCTCCTTATGATTTCGAATATACGGCTAAATTATACACGTATTTCGACGAAGATGGATCCGGTACAGTTTTAGGTACAGCCGACGCATCTGCGAATACTCAATTAGCTTTTATGGACATTGGTTTGAATTTGCCAAAAATAAAAGTTATTGATTTCTTGAAGGGGATCTTTTCAGCTTATAAACTTGTAATTTTACCTACAGGCGAAGATACTTATTACGTCGATACGATTGACAATTATTATGCTAATGGTGATTTGATTGACATAACTGACTACGTTAAATTCGACGAATATCCAGTTGACAGAGGAGAATTGTTTAATGAAATTGCTTTTGAATTTCAAGAAGGTCAAACGTTGCAGGGCGCTAATTATTTAAGCGAAAACGCTCGAGGATTTGGAGATGAAAAACTATCGCTTGAAGATGCAAACGGTGATCCGTTAGACGGAAAAGCTTTTACATTGAAATTACCATTCGAACAAATTCCAATCGAAAGAATCCAGGATCAAAACGACCAAGTTTTTTCTAACCTAATGTATGGTGCATCGATCGATAAAGATTTTGAGCCGATTGTGACTAAACCTTTTATCCATTATGCAATAAGAACAGGGCAAGGAGTTAAAAAAATAGGCTTTTTCGACGGCACAACTAAATCTCAGTTGCACGTAATAAACAATGTCAGTTGCGCTTCAGGGATTGAGAATCCATGTTTGTATTCGACTACATTTTCAGCAGAAAGGAATCCATACAACGGAGCGATTTTAACCAATAATTTATACACGAATCATTACGGGCCTTATATTGATGAGGTTTTTAATATCAAAAAACGAATTTATAAATTCACAGCAATTCTGCCTGAGAGGATTCAATTACTTTTATCGTTAAACGACGTTTTGAAAATAAAAGAAAACGTTTATCGGATCTCAAAATACGCGGTGAATATCGCGACAGGAGAAACAGAATTCGAATTGTTTAATTTCTTTTCTGATTTAGCTGTAGGTCAATTGAAAGCTGCAGGAAATTCAGAATCTTTATACGTCGATTATAGAGCTCAAACTTCATTTTTAACGGTTGCAAATTTAACAGGATCATCGATTGCACAAGTTGGTTTAACTGAGTTTGATACAAGTTGGTTGACTCCAACGATTGTAGGCGGTCAGATTCAATGCGTATTCGATGAATATACAAACGCATTCAGTCCTAGAAATCAACGCCTAGACGTCACTAAAAACGGAAATACAATTAGTATTTTTGTGCAACAAAACCAACGACCTTTAACTGTGGACAACAATGTAGGAACCGCAGACAATAATATTTTAACTTCAGACAATAACTATTAATTATGGCACAAACTCCTTTATCATTAGGCACAATAGACAATGACGGAACCGGCGATGGATTTCGCGATACTTTCGTGAAAATCGAAACGAATGTAACTGAACTTTACTCGGAACTTGGGTGGGCGTATTACAAAGACGCAGGTACAACACCGACAACTCAAACATTCACAACGTCAGCTTCAAAATTACAAATCGACGGAGGTCATGCAAATTCAGAATCTGGATATTTACCGCGTGAGATTCGCGGTGTTTCAGAATTATGGGATACTACAAATGATCTAATTTTACCAATCGCATTAGGAGATGCGTATGACATTCGAATCGAATTGACGATTGATTCTATAACAGCGTCGGCTGCCTATTTAATATTACAATTAGACATCGGCGGGGGCTTAGGGCCCTCAACAGTGATTTTTACGAATGAATTAGCTAAACCCAAAACATTGCCGGCTAAGGTTGCATTTACTTTTCCAGTTTTTTGTTTGGCTACATTTTTAGCGAACGGCGGACAAATATTTTTAAACACGGATGCCGGAACGATGATTTGTTCCGACTTCGCAATATTTATTAAAAGAGATTTTAAAGGAGATATATGATTGATATAAAACAAACTTTAGATGTATTGAGGTCTCACGATTTCAAAGGCGGTGGTCCTCATATTGAGATCGCGAAAGGCAAGAATGAACTGTGCGAAACGTTTGCAGGGATGAAAGCAAAAATACAAAGAATATTATGGGTAAAGAAGTAAAGGTTAAATTAGTAGCTCAAACAGATGACGCGATAAAAGACATCGATAAAGTAACCGATGCAACGGGACGAGTTACTGAGGAAGCAGAAAAAGCTACCGATCAATTTGACGAAATGGGAAAAACTGTCAAAGCTCAAACGAAGGGTGCTAAAGGATTAGGTGCATCATTCAAAATGGCTGGGGCAGCTTTAAAAGCAATCGGAATCGGGATTGTAATCGCATTGATAGGGAAACTTACTGCTGTATTTTCTGCGAATCAAAAAGTAGCGGATTTCTTTTCTAATACAATGAATTTTTTGACGATTGCTTTTAGTGATCTGTTTAGCTTTTTAGACAACAATGTCGGAACTGTCGTTGATTATTTCAAACAAATATTTGATGACCCGGTACAATCGTTGAAAGATTTAGGAAATGCAATAAAAGAAAACATTATTGAACGATTCGAATCTGCGTTAGAAGTTCTTGGGTATTTAGGTGATGCAGCTATGAAATTTTTTGAAGGCGATTTCAAAGGTGCGCTTGAATCGGCAAAAGAAGCCGGTGCGGAATGGGTCGATGTAATGACAGGTGTAGATGATTCGGTTAATAAATTGGCTGAAATTGCCGTTATAGCGGGCGAGGCTGTCAGCAATTACGCTTCCTCAACGTGGGACGCAGCTGAATCGCTAACTGCGTTAGAAAACAACTCCTTGTTGGCCGTAGCCGCACAAGCAAGATTGGTTGAACAATACGACCGACAAGCTGAATCTCAAAGACAGATCAGAGACAATATCGCTTTAACGATTGAAGAAAGGATCGATGCGAATAACAAGTTGAAACAAATTTTATTAGATCAAGAAACAGCAATGTTAGCTCAAGGAGCTGCTCAAGTTGCAGCTGCACAGGCACAAGTTAACTTAAACGACAATATTGAAAACCAAGTAGCGTTGATTGAAGCGCTTACAAATCAGGAAGGGATCCTCGCTCAAGTAAATGGATTCAAATCTGAGCAAATTGTTAACCAAATTGCTTTACAACAAGAATTAAACGACCTCAACCAAACAGCAGCCGACGGCGAAATGGAACGACGTCTTGCCCAATTAGAATTTGAAGAGGCTCAAGAAATTACTGCAGCTGGAAAATTAGAAAAACAACGTGAACGATTGGAATTGGAAAATCAATTGATTGAAGAGGACATCGCTAAAAAGCGGGAATTATATCTTGTCGGAACTCAGCAACGTGAAGACGCAGAGCAAGAATATTTGAGTAAAAAGCAAAATATAGACAATCAAATTACTGCGAATGAACAAAACGCAAACAAAGAAAAAGAAGCGGACGAGGATCGATTAAAAAACGCTAAAATTGCAATCGCTTCTCAAGGATTAAATGCATTATCTTCATTAGCAAAAGAAGGGTCGGCATTAGCGAAAGGAATCGCAGCTTCTCAGGCTACAATCAATACCTTCCAAGGTGTTACTGCAGCTTTGTCAGCGACGTCGGTAATTCCTGAACCGTTTGGAACGATCTTAAAATTTGCAAATGCAGCCGCGATTGGAATTTCCGGAGCAATAAATGTGAAGAAAATATTAGCAACAAAACCTGTTTCTGATTCTGCGCCGTCAGGTGATAGCGCACCTCCTCCGCCTCCGCCTAGCTTTAATTTAGTTCAAGGTACGGAATCGAATCAGATCGCGACAGGATTAGCTAATAATAATGCCCGCCCAATTCAAGCTTTTGTGACATCGACACAGATGACATCTCAGCAAGAAATGGACGCGAACATAGAAGCAAATTCTTCTTTATGATATAACTTCTATTCGATGATCCTCGTTTGCACAATCAACGAAGTAAAGTTCTCGTTTGTCAGGTGTTGCCCAATGTCTCACCGAAAAATAAAATGATGCGGAATTTATCCATTCGAAATCTAAATCTACTTTTGCAAGGTCTGAAATTCGCGTTTCTTTTCCAAATACAGATGATAGCGCAAATAAAATAAAAACACATTTAGCAGGTGAAACATCACGCCTGAGTTCCAAATAGGCTTCAGGCGTGGTTTCAGAATATCTGTTTGTAATCATGCTGTCACAAATTTAAGAGTTGAATTTTCGTGCAAGAATTTTTTTAATGCACGTCTGTTTTTAGTTACTACGCCGTCGATCTTAACGACTTTAGGGCAGTTTTCCCGGGCCCAATCACTTGGTTGATATATTGTCAAAGAGAAATAAATATCGTCCAACCAGCCCGTTAGAGCGAAATAATGTACCCAATCGGTTGATGGCGATATGTAAGGAGATCCGGTTGCGATATGTACGCGTGGAGAAAGTTTCATGTTTCTTAACAATTGATCAGTTTGAGATTTTAAAGTGATTTCCATGATGTTGATTTTTAAAAGTTAAATTAATTTAAAAGGATTTGTTGTATAAGTATTCTAGTTTTTCTTTTTCTTTTTCAATTTTACGTTCCAATTCTTCAATGTAGAATTCAGTTGCTTGAATTTGAAAATTGTTGTTTTTTTCTTCGATAGACATGATGTTGATTTTTAAAAGTTATTGATTATTTTTTTCTTGAATTACAATGTATTCAGAATGTGAACACGTACCAAACCCTAAATCTACAGGGTCTAAATATCGTTCATGCGTGGCGATAATACCGAATTTGTCTTTTAAATGTTTGATTTTTGTTGGGGTGAGTGGTATGATTTTCATGATGTTGATTTTTAAGATATTATTTATTATTTTGTCAATTTCCAAAGTGCAACGTTTTCGACGTTTGTCATCGATACGATGTTTTCAAATTTTTGTTCAGCCCATTCGTTTGTTTCTTTTCCATAAGATCCAGTTTGAGTGAAATCCCAAGGCAAACCAGTTGAACCGTCAAAATCAGGATTCGATCTCCATGTAGCGATATGTACATTTCCGAAGTCGTTTTTATACATTAATACGGTGATGTTGTTTTTAGTAATTCGTTTAATTTCGTTTGTAATTGTCATGATATATTGTTTTAAGATATTCAAATCTATGGATTATATTTCATCCCACCAAATTTAACCAAAAAAAGATCGATTTCTCGCACAAATAAAGCTAAAATAAAGCTAAATTGTAGCTAGAATAAAGGATAAGATAAGATAAGATAAGATAAGAGTAGATAAGAGTAAAAAAAATACTATGGCTAGTACAAAAAAAAAATCCAGGAAAAAGTGAAACAAAAGACGACATCGTCCATTAATACATTATGAAAAGATATCTTGGAGTGTTCGATCCTGAAATTCACAAAGGCGTTTATGCCTTAAGTTTGGTTAAACAACCGGCAATGAAAGGTCAATTCCTTGCGTTAAGCGAACAAGAACAATTATTGCAATTCCAAACAGTCGACGAAGATAAACAAATTTTGGTTGGTTTAGCATTGCAACCCAATTTGTGGGTAAGTCGAACAGATGATAATGGTGAACAATTCGAAGTATCTTTTACAAACGAAACGATTGAACAATTAGCGCACAACTTTCTTGTTCAACATTCTCAAAATAATTCAACAATCGAACATCAAACAAAAATCGACGGGATCACCGTTGTAGAATCTTGGGTCGTTGAAGATGAAAAAAATGATAAGCAAACCCATTTTGGTTTTTCATATCCGGTTGGATCATGGTTGGTCAAAATGAAAATTCACGATAAAGAAATTTGGGATCAATACGTCAAAACTGGCGCTGTTCTAGGTTTTTCAATCGATGCGCTTGTAGATCTTAAACCTGTAACAAATAAAAATGAAATTAATATGAAACAAGAGATTGTAGACGCTATTGTCAAAGGATTCGCAGATATTAAATTATCTCTATTTCCTGCAAAACCAGAAACGCCGGAAACGCCGGAAGTTAAATCTTACGAAGTTACGTTAGGTGAAATTAACGCAGGCGATTTGAAAATAATGTTTGACGGCGAGGCCTTAGTTGTTGGCGAACCAGTTTGGACAGAAATTGACGGCGAAAAAATTCCATTACCGGTCGGTGAATACCCAGGACTTGAAGGCGACAGAAAGCTAATCGTTGCTGAAGAAGGAATTGTTGGTGAAATTTTAGAAGGTGACGGTAAAGTTGAAAAAGAAGTAAGCGAAGAAATGTCAGCTGAAACTTCTGCAGCTTCGATAATTGACGGGATCAAATCTTTGATGGTTAAATTCCAAGAAGAAAATAATGCATTACGTTTGTCATCTGAAGAAAAATTAGAAGAACGTTTCAAAGTGATTGAAGCAAAAGTATTGTCTTTTGGCGAACAGGCACCACCAACGCCCGCGAAAACTTTGAAATACAGCGAGATGTCAAACATCGAAAGAATGAAGTATAACAAAGAAAATAGATAAGATGGCGAAAAAAACAAACAAAAAAGAAACGTTAGAACAAAAAGTTCTGAACCCATTAAATCCCGGCGTTTCTTATGAAGCGTTTTTAAATGAATTAGGTGACACGCCTATCGAAAAATATCTTTCTGGGATTGTAACAGACGAAGAATTGGTTTGGCTCAATAACGAAATTTCGAACTATTTAACAAATAATAAACCACAAATAAATCCTTAATTACTATGGCTATTAATTACTCGGGGGGAACCTCAAACCAAACTGAATTAGAAGAAATTCTTCAGGAGTTGTATGCAGAATCTTTTACCCTTCGAGAAGGTCTCGTTGAGGTGAATGAAGGGCATAAAAACGGAGCAGATGTTTACGAATCTTCTGCAACTGTAACAGCAAGCGCAGCTACAACTGCGGGCGTAACTGCAACTGGCGACATGGTCGCGAATGTAAACAAAACGGGAGTATCTCTTGTTTCGTTTCAATTCGAAGATGTTGTAGATGAAGATTCATTGAAAGGTACTCGATTCGAGCGTTCAATGAAGAAAGGAGCATTTGAAAATGTATCCGACGAATTTGACCAAAAAGTATTAATTCAATTCGCACCTGCGATAGGTGAAACAGTTGAAGGTATGATTTGGGACGGAGCTACAACTGCTCATAAAGTATTAATTGCTGCTTTGACGCCGGGTGCTGCTCAAGGATCAATTTCTGCAGGTGCTCAAACACTTGTTGCTGCAATGCCGACGAATTTAATTTCATCTTTACCTGCTGTAATACTTGAAAACGCTTCTAACGCGAAACAAACGCCTGGAGCGGGTCTTGGAGATTATCGTAAGGTTTTATCGATTGCTACGGTAACTGCCGCTACAATCGCAGCTGAATACGGGAAAATGTATCTTGCTTCGCATTCTAAAACTATCAACCACAGATCTGAACCATGTGAAATTTACGCACCGTTGTCTCATCGTCAATTTATTAAATCGGCGAACAATACAGTTGGGGCTGCACAACAATTAAACTTTGTCGTTGAAGGATCGGGAGAAAGTGAAAAGATATACTACAATGGAATCAAAATTAATTTCGTTCCTTTGGTTGGATTCATGATCCTTGCAATTCCGTCTTACTTAAAAGTTCTTATGGACCTTGCTGCTGACGAACAAAACCTTAATATTGGTCAAATGGCAAACGGCGCTCGCCAAAGATATATCAAAAATATCTCTACAATGGCTTGCTGGGTAGTTGGACAGAAGTATATCACTCTTTACGGAGGATAGAAAATAATTTAATCACGTTGAAAGCGTGGGCTTCGGCTCACGCTATTTAACTAAATACTCAATACAATTATGCCTTGCGACTTAACAAAAAGTAGATCTAGAGTTTGTTTCAACACAATGGGCGGGAATTCTAAAGTTTATTTGAATAACTTTATAGAAGATCCGTTTACGATAGTGGCCGGTGAAGCCACCGCAGTAAATGTTGGTTTAACAGAATGCTACGGATATGAATTAGAAGGTGACAATAATACTTTAGAACAAGTATTGACCGGTGACGAAAACTCAGGTACTTCTGTTTGTGTCCAAACTTTAACTTTATCTTTGAAAGCAATGTCAGCTGCTGATAACGTCGAATTTAGCTTATTAGCTTCTTCGATGGCTCAAGCTGTCGTAAAAGATCGAAATGGAAATTATATTGCCTTAGGCGATTTCGACGGAATGCGATGGACGATTACTCATGCCGGCGGAGGTGCTCACGGTGACTTCAATGGATATACCGTTGTAGGTGTTGCACGAACAAACGCTCTTGGAGCCATTCTTGATTCTGCGACTACGACCGCTTACACAGCTTTAGAAGTGTAAAATAAAAATAGTTTTTTGATTGTTTTTTTTGATATTAAACCTCTGGGTGACTTCGCTCAGAGGTTTTTTTGTGAAACAATATCTGTAGAAAAGCATTCCTATAGTATGAAAATACTGCAACCTGCCGACAGCGAACACCAAATTCGATTAATACCTCGGAAATATCCAGTAACTGCGCTAACTGTCAGCCTATTCGACGAGTTCGCCCGTACAAACGAAACGATTGCTAATACTTATTTCATCAAAAATGGTTATTTGTATTTAACTTTTACTAAAACGGTTGTAGAAGCTGAATCATATCAGCTTTTAATCATCGATGCATTTAACGACGAAATATATCGCGGGAAGATTTATGTGACGTCACAAGATCCTCAAACATACAATCCCACAACTAATGTTTATACTTTTGAATAATGGAAAACGCTTCAATAATTAATTTAGTAACTCTTTCTTTTTCGAATTACGGAAAACCGAAGTTGCAAATAAATTCTAAAGATTGGGTTTTAAACGGACGCAATAATTCTTACTATAATTACATAATGGATCGAAACACCGGATCTCCTACAGGAGCGTCAGTGAATCGAACTTATGCAGAGTTAATTGTAGGGAAAGGTTTGTATGCTAAAAACGCCCATAAAAACGTCGAAGATAATGCGAATCTAAAAAATCAATTAAGACAACAAGATTATGAGAATATCGCTTATGATTTTCAAATATTTGGCGAATTTACTTTTTTTGTAACGAAAAAAAATAACAATGGATTAAAATCAATCACTCACGTCCCAAATCATTTGGTTGTTCCTGAAAAAGAAAACGCCGATGGAGTGATTGAAGCTTATTGGTATTGCAAAGATTGGTCTAACACGCGTAAAAATACACCAATAAGATATCCTGCATTTGGATCAGGATCAAAAGGTAAAATTCAAGTTTACAAAACAGGAATATATTCTCCTGAGCAAACATACTTCTTTAATCCAGATTATCAGGCAGCTCTTCAATACATGGAAGCAGAAGAAGAAATTTCGAACATGAATTTAACTTCGGTAAAAAATGGGCTTTCTGCGGGCTATATTATTAATGTGCCAAACGCGATTAATTGGACTGCTGATCAGAAAAAAGAATTTAAGAAAAAAGTTGAAGAGCGCTTAACGGGGTCCTCAAATACTTCTCAATTTATCATTTCATATAACGGCGTCGATGTTGAAATAAAAGTAACTCCTTTTCCAGTCAATGAAAATATCCACAAGCAGTGGGAATCGCTTAACAACACTTGCGCTCAAAAAATATTAACTGGTTTTCGATGTACATCTCCTTCAATTGCCGGAATCGTATCTTCATCTGGATTTTCGAATACCGCAGACGAGATGGATACTGCAGAATTTCAATTGATCAAAAGAGTTATTCAACCTAAGAGAAAATTGTTGCTTAATTCTTTCGAAGATGTGTTAAATCAGTTCGAAATCATGTTAGAACTAGATTTCTTACCCTTAACTGAGGAGGTCGATCCGTTGCAAGCCAGCGTGGAAATTCCATTATCTTTAAAAAGTGAAGGTAATACACGTCAAGAAGTAGATGATGCAACTACTGACAGCCTAATCGCGTTAGGCGAAGAGCTTGAAAATGATTGGATCTGCATCGCTGAAGACGATTCTAAGGAGATTACTTTGACAGAAGATGCATTGAATCAAGCGGTAAAATTAATGGAATTTGCATTGCCTAAAGATTCAAATATTAAAGATGATTCGAAGCAAGACACTTCGCTTTTTAAAGTCAGATATAGATATTCAGGCAACAAAAAAGGAGAGCGTAATTTTTGCAATAAAATGCTAAAAGCAAATTTAGTTTATAAAGCAGAAGATCTTGATAAAAATATTATGACAGCTCCAAAAATGGGTCCAAACGGATCAGACACTTACAATGTCTTTCTCTACAAGGGCGGGGTCAATTGCAACCATTTCTGGAAAAGGGAAATCTATTTGAAAAAAAATAACGAGCGAATCTCAGTGAACAGCGCTATAAAAATGATTAATTTATTGGAACCGTCTGAGCGTCGAAAAGCGAAATGGGAACAAAACCCAAAAGAAGTTGCTCAAGCAGCTGACGAAAAGAATAATTTCTGGAGGTTAAAAAAGAAAAAGTAATGGCTATATTTTTATTTACTACTCAAGCAGAGTTGACATCGCAAACGCTTTTAGGAGCAAACGTCGATCCAAACAGGTATATTTTTTCTATTGAAAAGGTACAATTATCTATAGTTCGATCTTTATTAGGCACAGAATTGTATGACGTAATTTATGCAGCAGCTGAAGATGATGATTTAAGCGGTGATTATTTGACAATTTATACTAAATACGTTAAACCGATAGTTAAAAACTTAGGGTTAGCAGAATACATATCAATAGCAAATTATCGTTTAGGTAACGGCGGTATTTTTAAACGTTCTCCTGACAATTTAGAAATAGTTGAGAAAGATGAAATTGATTTTCTTGCTCAAAAATACATAAATGTAGCAGACGGATACATTCAACAATTTTATAAATTCATGTTGAATAATAATATTCCAGAATACAAAACATCTCAAGACGAGATCAATGCTGAGAAAGATATTAATGTCGCGTCTGGTTGGTATTTCGGAGATGACATCAACGAAGAAAAAATAGATTTCAATGGACGTATTGACTAACAGCATTTATAGAAGCGCTTTTGACAGCCTCGGAGGAATCAAATCTTTGTATTTATTTCCTTACGTAAGGCATGCTAGATCTTTAATAACTGTCAGCGATCAATTCCTAACGGATTTCCCGGCGACTAATATATTTAAGGTCGAAGGGCATTCAATTAATTTTAGCGAACAACCAGGCGAAGATAGCGGGTCTATTAAATTCACGCAAAATTTAAGCTTTACGATTCCTAAATCTAATCAGGCCTCTGAAGTGTGGAAATTATTAAAGCAAAATTACAGGGCTATTTATGTCGATAACCTTGGAAATATTAGGATCCTTGGATTACGAAACGGAATGAAAGTTTCGTACAAAATGGATACAGGCACAGAATTGGTTGATTTGAATGGTTATTCTGTCACTTTGCAAGCCGTCGAAGAAAATCAGGCTTATTACATTGATGATTTGTCAGATGTCGGATTTACAATTGATCTTTCAGAAATGTTAGCTCAAGAAAATGGGTGTTTATTATTACAAGAAAATAACTTTGAAATATTATTATAATGAGTGGAAAGAAAAGAATATCTGAATTAACAGAAGGAACTCCCGCATCGAATGATATGGTGCCTTACGTCGATGCGAATGGTGTAACTAAGAAAACCCAAGCAGGAAATATTCCGACAGCCGGTGCAGGATCAACTACTTTTGTTACTTTAACAGACGTTGAACCAAATACGTTGGACGGGCATTTAGGAAAAGTACCTTATGTTTCAGAAACGTCAGGTACAAAAAAATTAAAGTTTCAACAATTGCCGTCTTACACAGATAACGTTGGAGCAAATGGATTGATTCGCGGTGGATTGGTTAAATTATTAGGATCAAATTGGACATTTAGGTTTACAGCTTCAGAATATGTAATCAACGGACGACTGTATGACGATGCTCCAATTACCGAGGATAAGACGCTTGATGACGGTCATGCTACTTTCGATAGATTTGATACTATCGTAGTTGAGATAGATGACGTTTCAGCAGATCCGCCCGTTGCATCAATTGTAGTTTTAAAAGGTGTTGAAGATGGGTCTTTATTTATTCCGGTACCTGATTTAAGAACTCAATGCGTAATTACGTCGCGATTGGTTCCTGCAGGATCAACGACTGATACTTCAATAGTTACCGAAGCAATTTACAACGAAAACACCGGCGAAACCGCTGAGTGGGACGTTACCGACACTCCGGCAGCTGCAAATCTTGGAAGCACAACTTTACCAGATGTTGGGACTTATTGCATCGATCTACCGACTTATGTTTCTGATGTTTTAGAATTCACAAAAGACGCTTTATATCCTTACACGGCTGAAGATGTATTCTTTCAATCGATAAAAATACCGGGAGCTGATTGGGGCAATGCATTAATTGAAATTAGATTAGAGGATTCGACAGATACCGATCTTTACATGAGTTGCACCTTAAATAAGAACAATTTAGGTAAATTTGGTGTAGATTTAACGGACACCGGGTGGCAATTATTACGAATTCCGTTCAATAATTTTGTTAAATCGTCCGTAGATTTCGACCAATACGACGTTTTAAGGTATACTTTCGACAATACTCCCGCGATGGATTTCGATTACATCGTTATTCAAGAAGGAATAAATGCACCTGAAGGCAAAAATTTATCAGAAGTAGTGCAACCACAAGCAGGAACTGGAATAACAATCGATAAAACCGACCCGCTTCGACCTGTTTATTCTACAACTTTGACGAGTGGGCTAATAACTCAGGCGAAATTGACGCTAACAGCTGCAGAAGTTAAGGCGATCGGAACGACAAACATCGATTTCATCCCTGCCCCGGCAGCCGGAATCATGCGAACGATTATTGGACGACCATTTGCGGTGCTGACATACGGCTCAACTCCTTTTACAGACAATCCATTAACTTTGAAATATAATTCCGCAACCGGTCCAATAGGTCGAGTAATATCATTGATTGACGCGACAAAAGATACTACAAAACGATTTGAATGGGACGCCTCTGCAGATGATGATATTGTAGTGACAGAAAAACTAGTTATTGACGGAACTGATTCAGCTTTAACCGGTGACAGTGATGTCGCAATTTACGCTAATTACATCGATACAACTTTATAAAATTATGGCACAAATTATAGCAATTAGAAATTTAGAGAATCGTCTGAAAGGAGATACGTTTCCATCAGTCACTTTCACTTTAACGGATTCTTTAGGAGATCCGACGGATTTGACCGGAGCGACATTGTTGCTTCAATTCAGACGCGGAAGTGAACTTGGAGCAATCGCTTTACAAGTGACTGACGGGTCAGGCTTGACGGTAGCGACGCCTACAAATGGAATTGTAGTTTTAGATTCATGGGAACCAATCACGTGGGAAATAGGCACTTACTATTACGATTTGCAAATAACTTTTGCAGGTACAACCGGAAAAATAAAAACACCTGTTAAAGGCACAGTTGAAATAGAACAAGACACGTCAAACATTTAAAAAATGAGTGAAATAATAAATGTAGAAATTAGCGATTCTCAAGAAACGATTGCTGTCACGATTGAAGATCAGCAAGAAATGATTAATATCGGATTGACGCCTGTAGGCGATATGAGAAAAGCCATATATGATACAGACAACAATGGGCAAGTTGATAAGGCAGACGACTCTGATCTGTTTGGTGGATTCACGTTGGCTTTTTTGCAAGCTTATTTATTAGCTAGGAGCAATCATACGGGCGAACAGGATATTGATTCAACTACTACAGGAGCACTACCATTGGGTCGAATTACACCAATCGCTCCATTGACGATTTTGGGCAACAATTTCGGTGGGTTTGGATCGACGCCTGTAGCTATGACAGTAACCGAATTACTAACGATGATTGGGGCATTTACTTTCGACGGTTCTGATGTTGAATTTACGAACAACATCACGTCGAATCGTTCATATTCAACGTATACTTATGCAACGAACACAGTATTCTCTAAAAAGTTCGCACCTTATGGAGGCGGTGCATTGGATCATTTTATATCGTATTTAAGGCACGCTGATTCGTATTATACATGGGAAGATGATAGTGAGAATGAAATAATGAAGTTGGAACAAAGTGATGGTTTGACGATTCAAAACAAAGTTACAATAGGTACGCCTACGGATAATTTAGAAATAACGCCAGCAGCCGCATCGACCCAATTAAAAACTAACGGGGGATATTTAGCGATAAAAAACGGACAAAATGCTTTTTACGGCCTTGTAGTTCGATCTTTTGGGAGTAATAGTTACTTTGCAAATGTAAACGCGGAAAGTGGATTCGCTCTATTTTCTTATAATAATTCGGGAAGCACAAATGCTTTAAAAATCGATTCTGACGGAGATGTTTACGTAAATGACACTAACTTAAGATATTCAAATATAATTATCGAAGGTGGTTCAACTAGAACGTTATCAGAAACTGATTCTGGCAAAACAATTCGATACACAAGTTTAAGTGGTTGCACAGTAACTATTCCTGATACATTATTGGAAGGATTTACTTGTTTGCACATTCAAAAGGGTTCGGTTCAAGTTACATTTGCTACAAGTGGCTCAATGACTATGGTTAATGCAGATGGACATACGAAAACCGCAAAGCTACACGCGGTTGCCTGTACATTAGTTGAAGCGACGAACATTGTTAATTTAAACGGCTATACAGCATGATCCCATTAGCGGTACTTGGAGCAATTAATACCTATTCGCGTCAGCCCTTATACAACACATTGATTGAAGGCGTCGGTGCATCTATTTCAAACGAAACGGATTTAGCGTTTAAGTTAAATAACACAACATTGGTTGCCGGTGATATTTCGTATTTCTTGAATGACGGAACGGATGTTTATGCTAGAATCGACAAGACTTATACAATTAAATCTTATGCGTGGGTAAATGCAACCGATATTCTTGCATTTTATGATTTTGAAGGAATGGTGTTGCGTGTTGATAGAAATTGTTTTGCCGGTTCTACAATCGTTTATGCTGAATTTCCTGAATGCACCGAATTTAATAGCCAACAACAGTTCTCTGCTTGTCCAGATTTGATTTGGTGTCGCGCTCCTAAATTGGAAAATCTAAATTATCGTACTTTTTACCAATGTGCTGAAATGATTGAAGCAATTTATCCATTAGTGACATCGATAACAACCCACACCACGATGTCTGGTTGTCATAAAAACGTAACAGTTGACTTAGGAAGTTGGGACGGAATAACAGGCGGAAATACGTCAACTATTGCTTATAATTATGCATTGCAAAATTTAAACATCGATTCGATGACAAATATGCCTTCTAACTTTATGAGGAATGCGACGTCAATAACAAGAGTTGATGCTCCCGAATTGGTTGCGATAGGTACTGGTGGTATGAAATTAAATTCATTACTAACGACTTTTTATGCACCAAAACTAGAAACATTAGGAAGTGCAAGTTTGCAACAATGCGCCGTTCTTAATGTACCGCCATCAATAAAATATTTAACAGCCGATAGTGCATTTTATTTGGTTAATTCTGTACCAATGATTGCTCTACCTGAATTGACGTCACCAATTGGAACAAGCGTTGCTGTAAATGGAAATAATTTTAGGACGTGTAACAACGGAAGTTTAGGTTGTACATTGATCGTCCCATTAGTTCATGAAACATCAAACGCGGGTGGTGAAGATGCAGATATTGTTAATTTTAGAACGTATGCGGTAGCGCAAGATGTAAAATATAATTTAGGCGATATTGCTATAAATGGCGACTTCACGACCGATACAGATTGGGTTTATTCAGGCACAGCATTTTCTATTTCAGGTGGATTATTAAATTGCACAGGAGCAGGTGCATCTGATTCAGCGACACTCGAAACGCTTTTAACCATTGGTGTTGAATATTTGGTTGTATTAGATTTAAAAGAAACAAACGGAGGAGATTTAATTTGCAAAGCCGGTTCAAACTCAGTGAGCGTTGATACAGCAGAAACAGGAACGAAAACGTTTTTAATAACTTGTGCAACTTCAACCGATTTTCTTTTTGAAAATAATAGCGCAGATGACTTTATAGGATCGATTGACGACTTAAAAATATACCCAATTAACTAATGGAATACCCTAGAGAATTTTACCAAAGATTTCACGATGAATTACACGCACACGCGAACTACGAAGCGTTGGAGCAAAAAATATATAGAGAACCTTCTGATATCAAATGTATCGAATGGATAATGAATAAATTTAACGTATATAAAAGACAAAACGGATGATATTACAAAACGCATGGTCAATTATTAGATGGTTATTATTGGGAGCTATGTTTGGAATCGCGGCTTTAGTGGGAGTACTTTTATTTCCTATCGTTTATCCAATCGAAGTAAAATGGGGATGGCCTACGTATTCCTTAGGGTGGTGGTTTGTAAACCGCGACGAAAAAGATAAGACTTCTAATTTGTATGGAGATGAAGGTTGGAGAACTTCAAACAATATTGACATTGATAAACTAAATTACTTACAAAAATGGTACATTGGTTTTCGTTGGATCGCCTTAAGAAATCCTCATTGGAATTTGAAATTAACAGTTAAACCGAAGACTGGTAAAATGAAAAAATTGCAAGTGATTACCGACGAAGGAACGGGTGGAGCTACAACTTTTAGAAATCACACGTTATTTGGAAAGCAATTTGCATTTTTTACGATTGAAGGAACTCGTTATTTTAGATTTTCAATTTCAAAACCAGTCAAAATATTCGGGATCAAAAAACAATGGATAGTACAATTCGGATCTTCAAGCGTCCGATACATTTATAAAAATAAATTTTCAGACAGATAATGAACACGCAAGTAAATGATCCTCATTTTTGGGTCCCAAGATTAGTAAAAAATTTAGTTATAGGAGTTTTTGGAATTGTAGGAGTAACGTTTTTTTTAAACGGAAATTCTATCGTAGGCTTAGCTGATTCGTTGGTTATGTTTGGAACCGGAATTTATGCTGGATTCGCATCGTTTGGGATGATGAATTTTATAGACGGAATTAGAAATTATATTAAGAAGAAAAATGATTAAATATTTAGTACTTGGAATGGAAAATGTCAATCAATTAATTGGCATTGCGGTCGGGTCTATTTCGGGCATTATTATAGCGTGGATGAATCTCAAAGGATCTACAAAAAGAAGCGCTTTGGAAGCTGAATTGAATAAAGCTAAAACAGAGCTTGAAGGATTGAAACGATCCTTTTCTATTTGCTTCGATGCATATGAGCGCGATTACCCAGAAACAATCGGAATGTGGAAAGATTTTAAAAAAGAACATGAACTTTAAAAAACAAAAAAACATGAAAACAAGCATTTCAGGGTTAGAAATGATTAAAAAGCACGAAGGCTTCAGAGCGAAACCATACCTCTGCCCAGCTAACGTGCCTACTATCGGATATGGCGCGACTTATTACTTAAATGGTACTAATGTATCAATGACAGACGGATCTATCAGTAAATCGCAGGCTACAGACCTTTTAAAGAAAATGGTCGAGCGATACGAACAAGGCGTAGAACGATACCTGCAAGTTGAGGTCAATCAAAATCAATTCGACGCATTGGTTTCATTTGCGTATAATTTAGGATTGGGCGCTTTTAAAAGTTCAACATTATTAAAGAAAATAAATGTTGATCCTTGTGATCCAGATATCGCTTATCAATTCAAGCGTTGGGTTCGTGCAAATGGGATTAAATTAGAAGGTCTTGTACGTCGCAGAGATGAAGAAGCAAAATTATATTTCAAAAACTTATAAAATGGGAAATTACAAGGATCAAAACGGAACTACAATGATAGGTGACGCGCTTCGATGGTTAACCAAATCTGGAAAAGCTATTTCACCTGTTATTTTAGATTTAGCGTCAAATATTAATGGATTGGGAAGTCTTGAAAAGTTGGCAGATGTTATTCGTGGAGATGAAAATTTAGATTCGAATGACAAAGAATATTTATTAGCAAAACTAAAAGCAGATGTAGATCATGAAGTTGAAAGAACGAAACGTTGGGAATTAGATTCAAAATCTGAACATTGGTTGCCTAAATTAATTCGTCCACTAGTCGTAGCTAATTTCACTATTCTGATCGATGTGGTTATAATTTCTTCGATGTGGGGTAGACCGTTGGGTGAAGATTATTTACCGATATTAATGACAATGGGAGTAACAGCAGTAGGCGGGTATTTCACTCTTCGAGAATACGGCAAAACTAAAAAATAGCACTTTTTCCTTGCCAGATCAGTAAAAGCGTTTATATTGCTCACCTAATTACATCTTATGGAAAATAGAGTACGCATTGGGAACGATGCATTAAGAGAATATTTGAAATACTTAAACGACAAAGATTCTTGTCGCGTTTTAGTCATAGGCGATTTGCACGAACCATTTTCTTTGGATTCATATTTCGACCACGTTAGAAAAGTTCGCGACAGATATCAATGTAACAGAGTTGTTTTTATGGGCGACGTAATAGATTCTCACCATACGTCTTATCATGAAACAGATCCAGACGGGATGGGAGGAGGTGACGAATTAGATTTAGCGATTCGCAGATTGGAACGTTGGCACACTGAATTTGGGCCTGCTGAAGTTATGATTGGAAACCATGACAGAATTGTAAGTCGAAAAGCGTTTTCTGCAGGGATTCCTAAAAAATGGATCCGCGAATATCATGAAGTGCTAGAAACACCAAATTGGGAATTCAAAGAGAAAACAATCATAGGAGATACATTATATCACCACGGCGAAGGCGGTACGGCTAGAACGCGATACAAAAAAGAGTTGATGTCCACGTGGCAAGGGCATTTACATTCCCAATTTTACATCGATTACATGGTTGGGCAACGTTTCAAAATATACGGCGTACAATCGGGCTGCGGAATAGATCATGAGAAATATGCTTTTGCTTATGGTAAAAACTTCCCTAAACCTATCATTGGTTGCGGTGTCGATTTAGACGGAACGCCACACCTCGAGCCTATGCATTTATAAAAAATGTCGATAAAATTCTTTAAGCGTATTTATGTGAAAATCATGTGAATACGCTTTTTTTTAGCTTTTTTTTTAGTAAATCCTTTTTTTAGTCAACAATGTTCTGTAGATTTACATATCTTAAAACATCAAAATTATGACTAAAATGGAAAACGCGATACTCGAATTATTACTTGAAATGTTCAACGCAAAAACTGGAAACGATGAACTACAACAAATCCTTTTCGATATTGAAATTTGGGAAGGTGGAAGTGTAAGACGCGAATCAAATGGCGATATTTGGGTAACTGCTGACAACGGAACTGAAGAAATTTCTAAATTTTTTACTAACTTATTTTAATCGATACAATTATGAAAAATCAAAATCAATGGTACAAACGAATTAACAAAATAATGTCTTGTGAACCTGCTAAATCAATTCGCCAAATTCCTTACAATTTACAAAACAACCTTGAAAAAAAGGAATCCGCTCGCGTTGATGCAATAATCTACGAGCTTCAACGTCGAATCGATAATAAAACTTTTCTTGACGAAATTTAAAATAATAATTAATCGGGGGCGAAAGTCCCCATAATACTTTAACAATGAGAAAACAAACGCACAGAGTGCTCAGTCTTTTAACGCTTGGAATGTTGTTTGGCGGAAATATCGCTAACAATCAAAAAGCGACAATTGAAACAAATGTTTCATCGAACAATAAAAACAGTTCAACAGGACCTATTTATTTTCAGACGCGAAGTCAAAAAATTAAATCTAAACGAATCAAAAAACACTCTTAATTATGAATTTAAAAAAATTACAAACCCCAATCGACATAAAAGATGTGGATTTCAGGGTGCAATCAATTAACAAAGGCGGTTATGCGACAATTTTGTCTTATAAAAACGCTCGAGTAGACATGAATGTTTTAGACGATGTTTGTGGGCCTCAAAATTGGCAACGTGACCACAAAGAAATAAACGACGTTGTTTATTGTGGGATCGGGATCAACGTTTCGAAACCTACGGATCAATATAACGATTGGGTATGGAAATGGGACGCTGGGGCGGAATCTAGTGCGTCTAAAGAAAAAGGACAAGCAAGTGATTCATTTAAGCGAGCTGCGTTTAACTGGGGTATCGGTCGCGAATTATACGACTACCCAACAATACAGGTGAAACTTAACGCGAATGAATTTAAAGTGATTCCTGCATCTGGGAATTATAAAGCACGCGTCGTTGCTACTTTTGATTTACAAATAAAGAATTGGACATGGACTTCTAAATTCAATGATAAAAATGAAATAATCCAATTAGCTGCATGGGATCAAAATGCAGTATTAAGATTCAATTGGAAAGCGGCGCGAATTACTGAATCTAAAACTGTATCAGAACCTAAAATCGAAGTGAAAATTGCTCCTGTTGATTCAGACAGAAAACAGGCCTTATCTTCTGATCAATTCGATAAGATAATGGAACCAGAAAATCATAAATACATCGCTGGTTATTTGAAAAATTTTAGAATGTCAGTTGGGCAAAGAACGACACTTACGAAAGCGCTTGAAAGAACAAACGAACAAAACAAAAAATCATGATAGTACAAATGCAATTTGAATTAAAAGACGAACACGAAGCTCATCATTTAGAAAAGTTTTTAGAACGCGGATACACTATTAAAGAAGTGAAAGTTCTGCCAACAATCACAAACAAACTTAAAGCAGACCCGGCGTTTCGATATCTTGAATGGAAACACGCACAAACAAAATCAGACATGAATCGATATATTAAAGAAAACAACTCTTAATTATGCTAGATATTACTAAAATTACCAAATTGAAATTAGACGGGGTCGTTCCAGACCAATCACCCGAATTTACAGACGCGTTTTTTTGTTCAGGTGAAATTAACGGACGCGAATTGACGGACGACGAACTAAATCAGCTAACACATGATTACCCAGAAGTAATTATGACAAAAGCGTTTGAATCATTTTTGTAATGGGAAAACCAACTTACAGAACTTCGTCAGGCGAACGCTATACGACAGAACAAATCAACCGCAAGTCTGACAAAGCGGCTAAATTATTGCTTGAACTTCAATTCATAAATTCTGGTTATAATTTCTGTCAAAAATGCATGAGAAACGATTGCAAACCTATCGACGTTTCACATACTATTTCACGCAAAGAAGCGAAAGAAAACGGATGTGTCGAACAGATTTGGAATTTAGATAATTTAGAAATCCTTGGCAGAAAATGTCATCAAATAAAAGATAAACTAATATGAGATACTTAACACGAACAAACAAGATAATAAATGACAAATACACTGAGTATATTTATTCAGCATTTGACATTCAAAACAAAGACGAAACGACAGTAAAAATCCCAATCAATTTCGAAGGAGCAAAACAATTCGATTGGAATATTGGAGTAATTTATGGCGGATCCGGTACAGGAAAAACTACGTTGCTAAAAGAATTTGGGGCCCTAAAAGAAGATTCATTCGATGAAAACAAACCTTTAATTTCTAATTTTGATTGGTTAGAACCAAAGGAAGCGACATTTTTGCTTTCAGCTATGGGGTTAGCGTCTGTACCTACATGGTTACGCCCATTTCATTTATTATCGAACGGCGAACAATATCGAGCTGCGTTAGCTTACAAAGTCGGAAAAGCAAAAGATAATGAAGTTATTCTGATCGATGAGTTTACCTCAGTTGTAGATCGCGACGTTGCGAAAGCGATGTCGAATGCTTTGCAAAAATATATCAGACGAAATAATAAAAGGATCATTGTTGCTTCATGTCATTTTGATATCATGGAATGGTTATTGCCTGATTGGACTTATTCACCATTAAAAGGGCGTCTTGAGAGAGCGTCACGTCAAAGGCGAACAAGACCAGACCTCGACCTTCAGATATTTCGATGTAGATATGAAACTTGGAACATATTCAAACAACATCACTATTTAACTGAAGACCTAAATAAAGCTTGCATTTGCTACGTGACGGTTATGAATGGTAAACCGATTTCATTTAACGCGGTACTACCTTTCCCTCATGGGAATATTAAGAACGGGTATCGAATGAGCCGAACCGTCGTATTACCCGACTATCAAGGATTAGGCATTGGTTCGCGAGTAACTGATTATTTAGCGTCACTTTACAAGGCGGAGGGTAGAACAATGTACGTGAAAACTTCTAACCCGGCATTGTGGTCGCATCGTGACAAATCACCTAATTGGCATAAAACGACAGAAGTTACTGCAGAAATGATTAATAGCGATTGGATGAAAAAAATGCAAGACGCCGACAAAGGCGGAATGTTGTCTTATCGAAACGCGATTACCAAATCTTATAAATGGGTCGGGCCTCCTTCTGAAGATGATACTAAATTAATTTTGTTTAAAAATGAGATTTACAAAGATGTAGCTCAAAACCAAATTGAAATGTTTTAACTATGATACATCACCTAAAAATAAATCCAATCCCGTTTGATCTGATTGCAGACGGGATTAAAACTTTTGAACTAAGAAAACACGATAATTTCAAGGAAGGCGATCGGGTCAGATTAATGGAATACAATTTGGATTCGAAAAATTATACCGGACGTTTGATTGAAGCCCAAATTACTTACGTTTTGAACAAATCAATTCATGGGTTAAAAGAAGGGCATTGCATTTTTTGTATTAAAGTAATTTCGATTTCCGATCCTAAACGTTGCAAATCATTATGAGTAAATATTTCGCTAGAATCGATTCGAATCAACCAGAAATAGTAAGGCAACTGCGGAAACGTGGTTGCTTCATTGTGCATACTTATACACTTAAAGAAGCTTTCGACGTATTGGTAGCGTATAAAGGATCCTTATATCCTGTAGAAATAAAGGTCGATGCTTCGAAGAAATTAACAAAAGGTGAACAAAAATGCGCCGACGGAATGAAATCAGCAGGCGTGGAATACCTCGTTATCACAAGCGCTACAGAATTTTTTGAAAAAATTAAGAAAAAATAGTTGTTTTATCAACAATGTTCCGTAAGTTTACATATCTTTAAAACACAAACAAAATGAAAAACACGAAAAAAACTTACATTCGAAATAATACAAAAAACAGAAAAGCGACCCCGAACGAAATCGCAAAATACATGATCCTCGATATGATGGACAGTATGTGTGCCGTACAAGAAAGATTCGGTTGCGAAGATTTAACGGACGCCGAAGTGGACGAAGTGTTGCGACACTATGAAAAACACGCTAGATCGATTGCACGAAGATTTAACAACGACGATTTAGAAGTAATTTTGCCTCCAATGACTTATTAATTCAAAAATTTTATCACTAAAAACAAAAAACATGAAAACATTTAAGCTTATTGAAAAATCAATTATCGGAAACATCCTTGTAATGAATGGGAAAAAATACGTATCTGCACAATACATTTCTAAGAAAATGAATGATAACGATGCTAAAATAAATTACAATTCTTTTATGGGATTGAAAGGAATTAAATACTTTGAACTCAGAAAATAATGGAAAATAATATTCAATATACTTTAGAAGATTTAGACAGTCACAGTTATATCGACGCATCGGGCCCGCTATCAGTTTATAACAAGGAAGGCGTGTTTTTAGGAATCACAGTCGCGAATTATAAAAGAGACTTAAACGTGAATCGATCAAAAAATCTAAACGACCGGTAAAACACATGGAAAACGCACAAGAAATAATCGATTATTGGCAAAAAATAGCTGGTTGTTGCCGTTTGACCGCGAAGATTATCGCTATGAAAGTGACGTATCAAAGGTTAGAGACGCTTGTCGCGTTTTCTAGAACTTCGAACAGCGTGACAGAAGAACAAGCTAATCAAATATTAAATTTAAGAAAATTACACCGAAAAATAAGACAATTATGAATTATACACCACAAGATATCATTGAAGTAGTCAATACAATCGCAGGGCTTGATTGCAGAAAAAAAACGCGAAAAATAGAATACGTCTGGGCTAGATCCGTAGCGATGCGGCTGCTGAAAGATAGTAGCGAGTTCATATCCTTACAACAAATTGGAAAGTTAATCGTACCAGACGGAGCTAAAGGCCTAAACCACGCGACTGTGATCCATTCTATCAATGTTCAATTCGAAGAATATATTAAGATCCCTGAAGTCAATAAAATTTATGAGCAATCAAAATTAGTAATTGAGTACATGAGTCCGGAAGAAGTCGATGCATTAGAAGTTATCGATACAAAAATAATTTCTGCAGAAACTGAAAATGTTGGCAAACTAACTTTATTGATCCTTCGATTACAAGAAGAATTGAGATTAGAAAGATCGCGAAACAAATCGACGGATGAGAACTTTTATCATGAATTAAATAAAATTCCTGAAGAAAAACGAGGTGAATTTATTGAAAGCAGATGCAAACCTTATTTGAAGATGCTTAGTTGTGAAAGACATTATTCAGACATTTTTAAAGAACGCGAATTAAATACTCAATTAAATGAAAGATAGTTATTGGTTTAGACACGATTCTAGCGCAGGTCGTGGATTGAAGATGCGTAAGATGTCACATAAATTTGGACACGAAGGAAAAGGCCTCTATTGGGACGTAGTCGAAATCCTAAGGGATACTAACGAATATAAATTTGAACGCAATAATGAATCTTTAGAATTGTTGTGCGATATTGTAGGCTTTAAAGATGAATCGCGTTTTTTAGTTTGGTTCGATTATTGTTTGAAAGTAGGCCTCTTCGATTTCGATGATGATTATTTTTGGTGCGCTCCGTTAGTTTCGAACATGAAAAATTGGGAATCGAAAAAAGCAAATGGAGCCAAAGGTGGTCGCGGAAATAAAGCTAAACCAAAAGCTAATACAAAGGATAAGATAATAGTAGATAAGAGTACAGTAGATAATATAATAAAAGATAAGACTACTTTACCAGATCCGGCGTCAATTATTCCAATCAATCGATGCAAAGAAATGTATTTAGAAAATGATCGAATAATAAAAGCGGTTGCCAATAATCCTAAAAATGTAATTACGGTTAAGCAAATACCTATTCGTTTGAATGCATTTAATAAACATTTAATTGAATCAGGCGTGGAAATGAAAACGTTTGTTGATTACTGTACTCACTTTTTGAGGTGGCACAAAAAAAACAATTCTGGAAATAAAATAAGAAAAAAAATTGCCATGTAAAAAATGTTCTGTAGATTTGAATATCTTTAAAAAACAATATCATGAAAATACTTGTCAAAAAAAACAACAAAACAATTCGAACTTACAGATGCTTACCTAGTAGTTTTCAAGCTACTTTCCATTGTGCTCGTGAATATGCGGGAAGTTTGTGGAACGGAATCGATAATTTTACAGTAACAACATAAAAAAAACAATATCATGAAAGAACAAAACAATACAATCGAATCGCTTACATTTTTATTAGACAGATCAATCGCAAAAAAATCACATTGCATTGAAAAACTTACAAAGAACGCGTCTTATCATTTATCATGGTTGGCGGAAGATTTGTACATCGCAGATTATAAAATCGCTCAAATCAATTCTTTAATTTTACGCCTTACGGGTAAAAAAACATTTTTTGAAACGTCGTTGCATAACTCAATTGAAGATCGCAAACAAATGATCTACAATTTTTGCCCTGAAGAATCTTCTAATGCTGTTTCAAATTTATGTGCTAATTGGAAACTTAAAGCTGATAAAGCGATCCTTGCAGCTTTGCTTGACGTATGGGACGCGAAATATACGCCTGATTACATTTCTGAATAATTAATAAATAATAAATAAATGTATCAATTCTTAAACTGGGACTCTTTACAATTCAAAAAACAGCGTGGCAAAGAAAAGCTGCGCTGTCCTGAATGTGATGAACGACGAACTGACAAAACAGATCGCTCGTTGGTAATAAATCACAATGAAGGCTTTGGGAAATGTTTTTATTGTGAAGCATTAGTGTTTAAACCCGACGCAGAAAAGGATCGAATTGCATCGATTGAATATAAAATGCCGGTTCAAACGTGGAAAAATTACACCCAGCTTTCTGATGCGATGGTTAATTACATTGAAAATGTGAGAAAAATACCGCAATCAACTGCAATCGAATTGGGGTGGACTGAAGAATTAATGTATCAACCATCAATTAAAAAAGAAACAAATAATCTTGTCTTCAATTATTTCGACGGCGAAAAATTAATCAATAAAAAATATAGATCAGGAGGTAAAAAATTCACTCAATCAGCTGGAACTAAGACGACGTTTTATAATTTGAATTCTATAATTGGGCAAGACGAAGCATGGATTGTTGAAGGCGAATTTGATGTAGCTGCCCTGCATTCCGTCGGAGTTAAAAACGCGATATCAGTACCGAACGGCGCAAATGACAACGATGACTATTGGGCGAATAGCGAATGGTATCTAAAGAACGTCAAAAAATTTATAATTGCTGTCGATAACGATGAAAAAGGTGAAGCGTTAAAAGAACGAATCGCTCAACGTTTAGGAAGATATCGTTGTGAATTTATTGAATGGGAGAATAAAGATGCGAACGGTGATCTGATTGCAGGAATTTTAGAACAAACGATATTGAAACGACAAAGATTCCCTGTTTCAGGTACATTTCAAGTTTCTGATTTGATGCCTGACATTTTGAATTTATACGATAATGGATTGCCGTCTACGATATATCCAAAACACAGTAGCTTCGCGAATTTGAAAAACGTTTATTCAACCATGCGTGGACAATTAAACGTCGGTACCGGGATCCCTTCACATGGAAAATCTAATTTTGTTGATTGGTACGTTCTTAATTTAGTGAATGATTACAAAATGAAGGCTTCATGGTTTACGCCTGAACACTCACCAATGTCTTTATATCAAACGAATATCATTGAAAAAGTAATTGGTCGAAATTTTTGGAAAGACAAGAACGGACAAAAGCGAATTAACAAAACAGAAATAACACAATACGAAGAATGGGCTAATGAGAAAATTTATTTGACCGATGCAGTCAATGGGGATCTACCTACATGGGACTGGTTACTTGAAAAATTTAACGAACAAATGTTCTCGTATGGAATAGATATATTTGTCATCGATGCATTTAATAAAGTTTTATTGCCTAAAGGAAATAGGTTAGATGAGATCAATAAAGTGCTGACGAAATTAACTCACTTTGCACAAGCGAATAATGTCATAATATTTCTAATCGCTCACCCTACGAAAATGCAAAAAAACGACGCGGGTCTTTATTCTGTACCTACGTTGTACGATGTAAGCGGATCTGCTGATTTCAGAAACATGACTCACAATGGATTTACGATTCACAGATACTTTGAAGATTTTGAAAACGGGATCGAAGCTGAAACGGAATTTATAAACATGAAAACTAAATTTTCATTTCAAGGTAAAATGACGGAATCCGTTAAATTCAAATACTGCGAAACTAACGGGAGATTTTATGGCGATGATATTGAACCTTATTATAATATGATAGACGCGGTAGAACCCGCTAAAACGACCACAGCACCTTTACCTGTTATATCAGTTGAAGATGCATTCGATGACTTAAACAATAACGACGAAGTACCTTTTTAATGGATATAGGAAAAATAATGCAAATTTGCATAAAAAACGGATTGACAGTTTACCCTGTTTTAAGGAATCATGAATGGTTCATACAATCGAACTTCAACGGAAAAAAGAAAACGTTTCCGACGGCTGTATCTGCCAATGGTAAAGAATTAGACAAGGCAATCGAATCAACGTGGGTTTATTATTACAATAACTTATTTAAAGATGTTGATAAAAACACGAAACAAATTAAATAATACTAATACATTTGACTTATGAAACAAAGACTAACTACATTTGCAATAAGAAAACGAATCGAATTTAGACGATTGGGTTTAGATTTCAATATAGTAAGAAATCGAGTTCATGTAAATTCTGCAGCTTGTGTAGGCTGCTATGATAATCCATTACCATAATGAAATACGACCACACGAAACAACCGTTGCCAATGATAGCTTACGACCCGGTGTTAGGCGCTCAATACAATCGACCGCACTTCATCGAACCACGCAAATCAAGACGACAGCGAAGGATCAAAAAAAAATAAATATTAATTATTAATTAAATACAAATGAAATGAATTTAGAAGGAACAATCAAAATGGTAGGCGAAACTACCGAACACGGAGCAAAAGGTTTTCGGAAACGAGAATTAGTGATAACGACGGACGACAAATATCCTCAGCACATCTTAATAGAATTTGTGCAAGACAAAGTTGATCTGTTGAATGACAAAAAAGTAGGCGAATCTGTAAACGTCGGGATCAATCTTCGTGGACGCGAATGGATCAATCCAGAAGGAGTTGTTAAGTATTTCAATTCAATTACTGGGTGGAAAATAGATCCGGTTGAAAACGGTGAAATGCCTGAAATTCCGGATGCTGAAACTTTCGAACCGGCACTTGAGGCAAACGACGATTCAAACGATGACTTACCGTTTTAAGAAATAAACTATGAATATAGAAGAATTGGCAAAACAAAATGATCGATGGCAAATGGTAGCGCTTAAAATTTGTGGTGACCCAGATTTTGCAAAAGACATGGTTCAAAATATGTATCTTGCTTGTTTCGACTACGAATCTGTCAATTCTTCTTTTGTTTATAAGACGCTAATGAATTTATTTCTAGCAGACAAACGAATCGAGAAACCGATTTCAATTGACCAATATCATCTTATTTTTGAAGATAAACGCTCGACATTTGAACCGACCGACGAAGAACAATTATTGTTTGATAGGTTCGAACAATTATATTGGACAGATCAGGATTTGGTTAAAGAATCTTATGAAATGTCGTTCCGCGAAATTCAAAAGAAATTCCCAATGGTGAATTATATGTATGCTTATCGACGCGTCCTCAGTTCGTTAAAATATGTTCTGCAGGATCGAATAGAAGAATTTGACAATAAACGCTTAAAATACAAAAAGAAATGACGCCAGAAGATTTGGATTGGTACAGAAAATTCATGCAACGTAGAACGATGCGACTTAACTTCTCAGATCAAATGTCGCTAATCGAAATGTATAGCAGACTATTTGAACCACATAAAGGCGAAATAACTTTTCGTTTGTTGGTAAGAATACAAAAAAATTTAGATGAACTTTATAACAAAAAAATAAATGGATAAGAAATCAAACACAAAACCAAGTGACAGACGCGAATTGAAATTAAAGAAACGTGTGGCGCATCTTGAAGAACTTACAATCGAATTACATCACAAAGTAAATCTGATTTCGATGGTCGTTAAACAAATGTTGGAAAAAGTAGGTGAACACGAAGCCGAAAAAAATGCATCTGCGACTAAAGATAAGTAATGGAATATTATTCAACTGATTTATTAAAAGCGAATCCTGAAAATCCAAGGATCCTTTCAGCCGATAAGTTCGATAAGTTAAAACAATCGATCATCGATTTTCCAGAAATGTTGGAAATGAGACCAATCGTCATTGA